TATTTGTTCTATTACTGTGTTGTTTTAAAACTCCAACCAGTGCTTTATCTGAAATCTTAAATTCAACTTCTCCAGACATAGCACCTCCTTTTACAGGTGAACCACCGTCTAACAGGTTGAACAAATTGGACTGCTGACTTTTATTCAGAATCATTTCACCACTATTCACCCTAGCCAATATCTTATCACCAAAGAAGGAACTGCCATCAACCACACCACCATTGGCAAATTGTGGCATAGTGGCAAAAGCTGCTATTACAGAAGCTACAGCAGCACCAGCCAACAACCAACCTACTACTGGTGTTTGCGTGGCACTGGCTACGGCATTTCCTATAGACTCCGCTTTCTTTGCAGCAATAAGAGCTTCTATAGCAGGAATAGCAGTACCTATAGCTGTCATTAAATTAGCACTCCAAGTTAACCAAGCAGAAGCACCTTCATTTGTCATTTGGGATATAGAACCCATAACAGTAGCAATAGCACCTAATGAAGTTGCATAATCATTATTTACTTTTACATCTTCTTCTGTTACAAATGGAGAAGTTAGTTTACCAATATCCCTTGAATTAAAGCCTTTAACAGATGGAATACCAGCAGGTTTTAAATCTCCCTGCTCCCTACTGTTATATTTAGCAGTAATATTCAGAACTATTTTTTTCTGTTCCAGTTCCTGTATCAGTTTTAGTGCAGATACTCTGGCATCGTCTGTAATGGCAGCAGCATACTTCTTTCTGGCTTCCGTTATCAGCTTATCCAATTCAGCAACAGAACCAGCAGGAATTACTTCTTCTGTTTTTACCTTATTATTTCCTCCAGCAGGTTTAAGACCATTCTGTAATTCCAAGGTACGTTTATCAAAATCATACATACGCTTTTTCAAATCATAAGCATATTCATAGTTTTTAATCATTTCACCTCTATTGGCATCATTATCCTGATTCAAGAAATTCTGCTTTTCAAGTTCTGAATTTTGCTGTTTGAATAGTTCCATTTGTTGCTTAATAGAAGACAGTTTTTCCCTCATCTGTTTTTTGGTTTCACCTGTCCATTCATTAGTATCACCTCTGGTAGAATTGATCCTGCCTTGTATTTGGTTTATTTCCTTTTCGTATGCCTTTAACTGGTCTTGATACTCCGTTAATGCCCTTTTCTCATTTCTAGATGAAAAATCATTATTATTGATTGATATATATTTATGTATATCATCAATATTAAAATCTTTGCGTCCTGTTCTAATATTCAAAGATTGTATTAATTCTTTTTCAGCACCGGACAATGTATCATTTACATCGATCTTAAAATTGTCCTTTAATGATTGAAGGCTTTTGAAAGCGTTTTCACGTTCCTCTAGGCTTTTAGTAGTATCTCTAATTATTGATTCAAATTTGGTAAATTGGGTTTCGAAAATCTTATTATTAAATCCCATGGATAATTTAGCATCAGCTAAAGAATCTCGTAAGGCTGATAATTCTTTCAGATTGGAAATTGTATTTAATACACCATTATTGAAAGCTTCGAAGCTTCCAGACGATAATGATTGAAAGAATATATCAACGGTTCCTTTACAAGCATTTAAAGTGTTATCAAACTCGTCACTTGTTGTCTGTGTAGAGCGGATAATTTTCATAAAAGATTCACTAGCACTTACAGCCAAACCAATACCACCCGCAACTTTTACAAAGCTAGAACCTACGGATTTCGCTATATTACTAATATCCCCTTGAAAACGGTTTACACTCCCTTTTGACTTCTCCAAATTCGCGTCGAAGTCATTCGTTTTAAGCAATAATCGTGTTATTATATCAGACATCTTTATTCGTGTTTAATTGTGATTCTACTTCTTTTGCCTTAGCTCGTAATCGTTGCATCTCTTCGTCCGTTACGCTCGTATCTTTCTTTTCTTCTTCGTCCCACGGGAACCGGAGTATATCGGTTTGCTTTAGCGTTCTTGTGCTATTAGATTGCGCTATAATGAAACCTAGCAATCTAGTTTGTTCCCACGCTTCCCGATTGCGTCGATTCAATCCGTCTATAAACGATTCAACCTCGATAAAGTCCATTTTATCGAGGAAGTAATCGGGAGCGATCCCGCCCTCACCGACAACACGCGAATAGAGTTCGCGAATACTTACTGCTTTCGTTTCCGTGTCGTCACCTTCTTTTTTTTTACGTCATTTCCCGCCGATTGCGAACGTAGTTTGATTTCATCCAAAATAAACTCTTTGAATTGTTCGAATAGAGTCAAATCATTTTCGCACAATTCTATAAACTCGTCAAATTCCATATTAAACGAATCCTTATTACTAGCAATCAGGAACGAATAAAACAAAATGTATTCATCTAATAATTTCCCGAACTGAAACGGATAGCCGGATATAGATTCGAACACAAAGAACGCACGAAGCGTATATTTCAAAGAGAAATCTTTTCCGTTAAGTGATATTGTTTTCATTGAATAAGTCGTTTAGAGGGCGGCAAAACACCGCCCGTAAGTTATTTACTAGCTGCTTCCTTTGCAAGCGGTCCGGTTCCTTCGAAACTGATTGATAGTGTTGCTTTGTCTCCATCCGGCGCATTTGCTTCTAGCGAAGTGATAACCGCACTACCTGTATATGCACCTTCCGCTAGCGTCCATCCGGCGGCGGGCATTTCGTTTACGTCAGGATTGCCAACAACGCCAAATTTCAAAACAACAGGTTTATGCGCCAAGAACAAAGCGAATAGTTTATCGTAGCTATTCGCATCTGCATCCGCGCTAAATACGTTTTCACTGGAAGCGTTCCAAGAAAGTTTTTTAATGTCCTTTTCCGTCCAGATACCCGAATCTTTACTTTGTGTGTCGATTGTTTCAGCCGAAAGCCCCAATTTGCAAGATGTGGCAAGTGCGATAGCTTTACCGTCGATGAATAACATTAGGTCTTTTCCTAACACTGATTTTGCTTTACTCATAATTTTATCGTGTTTTAGTTAATTATTCAGTTTTAAATGAGAATACGAGGCTTTGAATAAAAGTATCTTCTATAAAATCCTCATTCGCGCTAATTAGTTTAGAATCGATCACATCGAAGTTATCATAACTTCCTCGTTTGTTTTCGAGTGATTTACGTACCTCTTCCGCGATTGTAACAGAGTTCAAATAGTTATCACTGACGACAACGATCTCAACCGAAACTGTGTCACCCGTGCCGTACCTATCTTTCGTATATTCCGGCGTTAAGGAGTTGCGTTTGTAGATCACAAACGGAAAAGATGTTTCCGTTTTGGTCGAGATAGCATATATTTTATCAGAAACCAATTTTGCCAACTCTGTAGAGTCGCTTAATCTCTTATATACGTGTGCGCCTATTGATAAACTCATTTCTTTTTATTTGCTACTTTCATTATAGAATCAATTATATTTTTCTCTAGTGAGTTCTCTGCTTCTTTCTGCTTCGATTTGACCGCATTAGAAAAGAAATGAGAAGCATTTATAATACCTCTGTAAGCTGCTTTTTTGGTAACGCGTTTTTTATTAGTCCAGAAACTTCTAGTACTAGATTCTTTCGTAAATCGTTCTTTTGTTCCTGATTCGAACCATTTCAGCATATAGGCGCGTGATCCCTTTTTGCGTCGGTCGATCAGGTCGACCCGTGCGCCGGAAGCATTGCGATAAACTGCTACGTTTATTTCGTTCTTTAGCGGTTTGAACGATACGCCATTCTTAGAGCTACTAAATTCCGCATCATTAACAGCAGAAACTAGATTTTCCTGTGCCTGTTTACGAATGATAAGAATCGACTTTCTAAGAGCGGAGGAAATAGCCTTCTTTGCTTCTTTATCGTTCAACCGTTTAAGTAGTTCGTTTACTCGCGTTGCATCCACTTCGACACGATACAAGTTGCGCCCGGTGTAATTGTCGTTACTCATTGATTACCTCCGCTTCTATAACCGTTGCTTGTTGCTTCCGGTCGTGGTTAATAGATAGAATCTTGTATTTCTGCCCGTCGTACTCGATTCGCATTTTAGCGTTGATCTCTTTGCAGATGCGAATCATTATCGTGTTAACGGTCGTATTATATATCTCGCCGTTCGCTTCTTTACGTGCACCCGACTTAAAGCGAATGTATGCGCGTTTATCGAATACTTTCACCCAACTTTCAGACGTGCCGCCCAGATTATCGCGCTTTGACTCGCTACGATAAAAAGCGATCATTTCGTTTAATAATGCTGCTTGCATTACGTATATCGTTTTAAAGGTTGCAGTAATAGTTCTATGTGCCCCGGAATAACTTGCGGAGTGGCAAATGTTACCGATTCACGGTTTGCGTAGTAATTCGCTATAAGGATGCGGATCGCGTGCCAGATACGCCGATCTATTTTTGCGTCCTTAACGTAGGTATCTAGCGGATTATTTAGATACGATTCGATAAGAAGTTGAACGGGGTCGATAAGCCCGGTTATATACGCGTCGTCCGTGTCGAAGTCAACGTTTAAATGCTGTTTGAGTTCTTCAAGTGTTACGTATTGTGCCATATTGTATAAATTAGAAAGGGCTAGAGCCGAAGCCCCAGCCCTTTAGTGAATGATAGGTTATAGGATTAAGCAGAAGCTTTCTTCTTTGCGATGGCAAAGGCTTCCGGACGAGCTACAACAATATCATAATCAGTATTCAACACAAAGTTTACGATATTACTTTTCGCTCCGGTGTACGGGTCTATAACTAAATCCATATCGCCGAACTGACCGATAGCAGCGTTGGAGAATACACCGAATCCGATAGAATCGGCGTCCATGTAGTTAGTAACAAGAACCGGATAACCGTTCACCATACCATTTTGGCAGATCATTTCGGCAGCTCCCGCCGCTTTGGGAGTGGATTTCAAGGCACCATACACCTTTGGAGTGCAAACATAGGCAGCTGTACCGTCGGTTACATCTACGCCCGCATCCATTACGGTAGATTCAAGCGAAACAATATCCGCAAATGTCAACGCGTTTGTATATTCAACATCTGGTTTTGTCTTTACAAACACCCCGTTTCTTGCGCCAGACAATGCAGTTCCCGAAAACATCCATTTATTCAAAGTGCGAGCGACACCAAGCGAAATTTGCTTCAAAACAACGTCCTGCAAAGAGTAGTTCGTTTGGTTGATCGCACGCTTAGACACCGGGATAGAAATAGATACACGTTTGGGTGAAGCCTTGATTTTGTCGATATTCAATTCGGTATCAGTAACCGCAACGTTTTCACCCTGAATTGTTGCTTCAACAGCCGCCAATGTTGGGAAAACAAGGTCACCTACAAGCCCGCTTTGCATCTTGATACCTAGTTTATCAATAATCAAGCCTTTTTCTAACGGTTCAATGATTTCACCGATTGTAACAGGAACCATGCTAGCCGCATCGGTTGTATCTGTAACAGTCACCGCACGTTCTACAACTTTAATCCCCCCTTCCGATACTACTCCGTTGTATTCTTCCAAAGAGCGATGATTAACGACGTCAAAAACAGCCTGTGAAAACAACACGCGACGGTCTGACACCAAACCCGCGTTAATATCTTCAAGCGCACGGCGTTCTACCTTCATTTCTAAAAGCTCTTTCTTTGTTTTCAACTGCTCGAACTGCTCTTTCTCGCTTGCGTCGAGTGCTCTTTTTTCCGCTTCTGCTTTATCCAACATAGCGCGCATCTGCTCTTTGTATTGAGCAATAGTTTCAAATTCTTTTCTCATGTTTTAAATTGATTTGCGTAAATTATTAAGTTCATTTAAATAGTCTTTATTCTCGCCGGACAATTCCGCTATCGTATCGTCCATACTCCGCACCGTTACGTCTGTACCATAAAAAGCAGGATCAACAACGGGAGATATATCGGAAATCCGATCAATCATGTGTACAGTACGAAGCAACAATCCGTCTTTCATTGAATAGGAAACTTTTGTTTTATCCTTTTCATTTAAAGCATACGCAAAAGACGAACCGAAAATGTCACCGCGTTTAATCATTTCTACGGCGAAATCTCCATCGGGAGTACTAGGAGCCTCAAACCTGTATTTTAGTCCGTAGTCGTCAAGTTCAAGCGACAAAGTACCTGCACCGCGATTAGATCGAGCCAACAATCTCTGTTTGTTATGATCTAACAGAGCTTTAACATCACAACTACTCAATAACTCTTCCGTTATAGCTCCCTTTTCGATCACCTCAACAAAAGCGCGTTGTTTTTCCCTGTCGTACAATACACGGCTTTCTTGTCCGAATACAACCGCATAACCTTCGATTATTCTTCCATCTCCAACTTTAGGAGCACCTAACTCTGTATAACTTCGTATTTCCATATTTTGCAAATATCATTTTACTATATGTTTGTTTCCTCATTCTTTGGTAGCTCTACTTTTTGACTAGCCGCCTCGATTGGTTGAACGTTGCAAGAAATAAATACTTTATCGCCCCCTTCAACGGGTGGCTTTCCTAATGCTCTACGGGTATCATTCGGAGAATGAGCGCCCATTTCTTCCAGAGCCTTGTAATAACTCGCTTGCGTCGTTAAATCGGTTTGATACAAGCATGATAAATCAAATGAAATACTATATAAATTAGCGACTGAATTAGGAATCAGTTTATAATTAAATTCTGCCTCGATTTGTTTCAATATCGGTTGCAGCGTATCAGTCAAGAAAGAAACATTGCTCATTTCAGAAGCCTTGTAATTAGTAGATTGTCCGGCAAATACCTTATCTGGGTGAACCCCGTAAAATCTACATATATCAAGAATACTGAATTTCTTTGTTTCCAATAACTGCGCATCAACCGGATTTATAGAAAGTTGATGAAATCCAACATCGCCGGGAACTGAAATAATGTCTCTTCCTGTGTTTAGTTGTTCCTCTATACGATCCCCAACCGTAGAAAGTTGAATATCCGTCATACCTGCACCGGGCAACCCTTTATTTATCTCTTTTGCACCGGAAACAAGCCCCTTTATTTTACTTCCATTCTGAAAAGTTCGTAAATTCTGATTATCTGCACTAGCGGCTATGGAAAAGATACGGCTAGCATACATTATTGTACTTACTCCTGTATATCCCCCGTCCAAACTATTATTTTTAAGATGGATTATTTCGTAGGATTCAAAACGCCCATATATCCGGTTATATGGATCAGAAATAATATAAACATCATTCAACTTGTCATAGGTTACTGTATTATTTGCGCATAATACAAGTTCGCTAACACTGCCGAACTTTCGACGGATAACGATGTAGGCGTTTCCTTGATTTACGATTTGAACAACCATATTCCTAACCATTTCAAAACTATTCATTCGTCGGTTAGGCATACGGGTTAATATCGTATATAAATCGTTTTCCTCGTCTGGTGAGAAATATCCATCTTTTTTCCGTTTAATTATAAGCGGTAAAGACGCGATAGTCCCCGAAAGAATAGAAGTACATCTATATGCGGCTGAAAGTTTCATTGCTTGATTACTGTTATGCACATCTATTGGCTGACCGGGTAACGATGGTAATCGGGAGTTTATCGCCGCATCTTTATCCGTTGTGCTCATCTCTGCATTTAAGGCGCGTTTTTGCGTCTTTGAACGTCCCAATTCAAAATTAAAAGATAGTTTCATTATACCTCCATGTTATTAAATAAGTAGAATGTCATTAGGTTTGTTATAGTCGAATCAATCTTCGCGTTATGCGTTTTCTTGACTGGCTTCTTATTCATGTTCCGATCTTCGTCTAATACCGCATTACTAAAACAGTACGGCGTAATCGGATTAGGGCTAAAGGTGAGCTTACTCCGATACAAAGCAAGTTCAAAGGATTCGATAGGGCTTGTAAACGTTCCGTATGTCTGTTTAACAGGCTTAATATATTCACTCGCACCGCCTACGGAATAAGTAAGAAGATTCACAAATTCAGCCGATTTATAAGGATCATAGCCAACTCCCATAATTTGTAGATACTTTGCACGTGCAAGTATATCGTTTACTATTTGCTGATAGTCGATAATATCACCGTCACAAAGAATTAAATAGCCCGCTTTCGCCCAACCTTCGTAAAGTTCCCGATTCGGATGATCTTTCAAAGCTCCTTCCGGGAAATAGTAGTCTGTATGCGAATGAAAAGAGCCGCTTTCTTTCGAATAGATATTATAAGTAACCGAAGAGAAGTCGTCTCGAACGGACAAATCAACCGCCACCATCGTAAGCGGATAAGTACCAATATTTTCTATTCTAATATCTTTGAATCGTTCTTCGATCTGCTTTGCCTCAATCCATTTTGTTGTTTGGTCGGTAGTAAATACGTTAAGTAACTTTGTTCGAAACTCTAGCGCGTCCGGTGCGCTATATAAAGCCTTCTGGTATGCGTCGATATAGAAATCTTCATAAACAGTTATACCCATGTGTGGTTGCACTTTACGCCACGTTGCCGGATCGCCTTCCTCGTCGTCTACGTCTGGCTCAAAGATGTGTGCAAATATGGAATCATTTTCAATCTCACCTCGTAGGATCGATTTATACATTTTGAGCATTTCGACGAATGGAGCCGTTTCTTTATCGGATGCGGTCGTAATTACTACGGTTAAAGGGTTGAGCCGTGCGCCCATTGAGGAAGTTAATACATTCTTCAATGCGGCGCTATCGGCTTGTGAATACTCGTCTACTATTACCATGCTTGCGTTAAGTCCGTCTAATTTATCCGGGTTAGAGGCAAGGCAACGGGCAAAAGAGGTTTTTCCCTTTATGCGGTTATATATGATTTCTCGATTAATTTTGAAGTGCCTAAACTTCGGATCGAGAGACTTTAAAATATTACGTATTTCATCAAAACAAACTTTCGCCTGATTATATGAGTTTGCAGCAACGTATGTTTGTGCGTTCGCATCACCGAACAACAAATCGTTAATCGAAAGACTCGCTACACTTGTTGTCTTACTGAATTTACGCGGAACGAATAAAAGAGCTTCACGAATCAAACGTTTGTTTGTGTCGGGCTTGTAAAACGCTAGAATGTTAGAGAACTGGAACACCTGTATCGGAGTCAATTTGTATCTAGTCTTTCCCTTTGTACCGGAAAACTTCAAACGCTCGTAGAACGTGACGAACTTCTTTACTTCCTTGATCCGAAATTCGTATTTATCAAGAAAAACAAAGAAGCGGTGAACGGCTAGCAACTCGTAAAGATTGTGCGCGTCCGGATTGTTAATACAACCTTTGATATACACATTTAGTCTTTCGTCTGCCCTATCTAGCTTATACGAATCAACGTCGATGTTATGCAAGTCGGAGATAACCGACTGCTTTAACGCTATCAGTTCATCTCTATTCTCCTTGTTCATCGCGATCTATTTTGTTTACTTCGTTAATCAAGTCGTTTACTTCGTCATCGTCAGATGCAGAAAGCGTTTGAAAGGTCAAACCAAGTTCGCGTAATTGTTTGCGCGTTGCTTCGAGTGCATCGAATAAAACTTTGAAAGCAGGATGCGCCGTAAGTTTATCATTGTTTTCGCGGGACACTTCTTTCACGTATGACTTCATACGCTTCTTTGAAATATCGTTTAATGCAATTTGAAACGCCATGTATGAACCTGCGCAAAGAGTTATACAGAGCTCTAAATCTTCCGTATATGTTCCCTGCGACTCCATCGCGGCGCGAATCTTTTCTTTTATGTCGTCCAAATCACACATTTTTTATAGGCTTTTTGCATATAGGAAAAGATTGCAAGTATTTGGTAGCTCGGAAGATGCGCGCAAAAAGCTTACCCCCAACGCGCACCCCCTCGTTTCAAAAATTACTCGCGCGTGTAAATATGAGGTGAGGTGGGTTTAGTGTATTGCGTTAAAAAATAAAAAAACGCCCCCTGTTTTCAAATTAAAGAGGTAAACATTTCGTACCAATTAAAAAAATGCTTTACCTTTACAAAAAAAATGTCATTTTCAGAAGATATAAAAAAGCCTTTTAATATAATAACATTAACAATTGCTATTATTAGCATAGGACTAACCATTTACTTTTATGTAGAAGGCATAAAGGAAAAAAGTATTTGTTACAAGATAGAACATAATCCTTCTCTCATATTTGACAATGAAAAAATTTCTCCTAATATAAGAGTTCTTGAAAAAGACTCAATTATCATTGCAGAAAACATATATATGATAAAGGGAATGATATGGAATGATGGCGACTTACCCATAGAAGATAAAGACATAAAAAGGAAAATTGTAATAAGATTAGAAAACATAAATAGAATTATCGATTTTAAAATTGAAAAGCAAACAGACAAAGAAAATAAAAACTTTCAAATAAACAAAATAGACAGTATATCCCTGAATTTATCATGGGAATATTTTGAGCCACAAGATGGATTAACATTTCAAATTATATACATCGGAAATCCACAACCATTATTTAAAGTAGAAGGGAAAATTATTGGAATAAAAGACATTAAGGAAAATAATGCATCAGATGATAATGGCATTTCTCTTTTAGAGCTTATAGTAATCGTACTATTTGCATCTATCCTTACAAGTTTTATAGAAAAGATAACATCAAAGGTTATTGAGAAATGTTATTCTCTCAAAATAGCGGAAAATGTACCTATAAATATTAGGGAATTTCTAAGCAAAATTGATACTATCTCTAGTAAATATAATACAATTTTAAAGGTAATAATATCAATAATATTAGTCATATTGTTAATAACGCTCATATTGCTTAAAAACTCCCCACCTAATGAATTATTGTAGTTAAAATAGTTTTAAAAACTTATCTACAAACCGTTCCGTAGCTCGTTTATTATTCGCCTGAACCGCCTCTTTCGAATGACTGAAAGCACGTCGATGCGCATCAGAGTGGCACGAATGGCATAGGCTTTGCAGATTGTTATAATCAAACATTAGTTGTCTCATTCCGAGTTCATGCGACACGGACTCAACCGGGACGGTGTGATGTACTTCGGTTGCAAGTGTACTGCGATTGTTCGCTTCGCACACTTCACAAACCGGATTGCTTTGTAGCTTCTTAGCTCGAAGTAACTTCCACTTGTTGGAGTTAATCATCTTAATGTAATGCGGGTTTCTACTCATTGTCCGTCATAATTAAAAAGAATCTTATCACATTGATAACAATCGTGCAACTCCTTTCGTGTTGCCTCGATGTCGTCCGTTTCTATCTCAACTAAATGCGTCTTGGACACATCGCCCGATTTGCATTGAATACGCCTGATTATATACATAACGTTTCGATCCGGTCTAATCCGTTAATAAGTAATCTAATCCGTGCACAATTCCCGTCGCATCGAGTCGACTGCGTTTCCTGTTTGTGTATCCGGCTTGCACAACCTTTGCAGTTCTTAGACGGACACATTTGTTTATACACTTCGATAGCTTGCCGCCTCGTTTCGTCTCTCTGCATCCGAGCCGCTTCGATAGCGATTTTTCGGATTAAGCCACGTGAGCGGATACGCTCGTGTGTGGCTTGTTCGATGTACTGTTTTACTTTACTCATTTTACCGTGTTATTTTTAGGTTTGTAATTCCATCCGTTTAACTCGTAGACTTTCCGTTTCGCCTCTTCCTGCGTTGCCGCATCATCTACCTTTGTGTCTCCGTCTGGATCGCGACGATAGATATTGAAGTGATGGAAGCGAGGGGAATAATAATACTTTGATTTATTTTGTGTTTGATTCATTCTTTATAGAATTTACAAAGCCCGAAAAGGCTATTTATTGTTATTTCTTTTATTTCTTAGATAAATTAATTACATTTGAATCGTCGTATAACCTATTTTTATTTTATACTTATGGAACAGTCTTTATTTGGTTTTATTCTTTATCAATGTGATCCTAGAACTTTCACAACGATTATGACTGACTCTGTTTACTTTTTGCTGACCAAAGATGAAGCTTTTAGAAAATACAAAGAATTAACATCGAAATTGGAAAAAGGTCAGTTTATAGTAATCAAACGAGTCTAAGTATATACAATTCTTAAAATTTTGGCTATACACGAAATGCTCAATCGTCGTATAGTTAATCTAATATTGCCATAATTCTATCGTTTATTAATTCTACACAAACATTCTAGGCTGCATCCGAGACAAAATGATTTTATTCGCATCAGCATAGAAATTCTTCTTTATCTCAAATCCGTATGCTTTTCGCCCGCATTGAGCGGCTGCAAGTAATGTTGTCCCACTTCCGGCACATGGGTCTATTACAACATCTCCGTTATCGGTAAAAAGCTCTATTAATCGCTCAAGCAACGGCACTGATTTTTGTGTCGGATGAATTCGCGGTGTATCTGTATCTCTAGGATAATCAAAACAATTAAAGACCATACGACCGCCATTGTTAAACTTTGGAAGTTTTTCCCGGTACAAAAGCACACCATATTCACAATTACCAACGACCTTCATATTAGCCTTTAAAACTTGTGCTGAAAAGTTCTTTCTAAATACGAGGTTTATATAATTGCTAAGTCCGTATTCCTTCGCTTTCTGGATAAGTTCGAATTGTTGTTCAAATTCGCAAAAGACAATCATACAGGGCGATTTTCCTTTTTCTTTCGGCTCTTTAACGAGCATCTTGCTACAAAAGTGAAGAAATTCAGTAATTCGAAAATCCTTATCGGTATCGAAAAACTCTTTTCCGGCTAATTCGCTTTCTCCGTTAGAATTGTCTCCGTCGATATACCACGATGGATTAGAGCCGTATGCATTCTTCCCGATGTTATAGGGAATATCCGCAATGATTAGTTGTGCTTTCGGAATACCGTATGTTTTATAGTTCTGGAAATGGTCGTTAAATAGTTCTACGTCTTTCATTGAAGTGATAATATTAATCGTTAATAAATTCGTCCTCGTTCTCTATTACTTCGCTTTTTACAGGCTTCTTCACCGGAACGCGAATTGCCTTTTCTGTAAATTTGCTCGATAGATATTGTTTCGCTCGCTCCCAATCCGCAAAGTGTAAATTCGGATCAGTATAGAGCGAGATAATCGTAGAGTTTAATTTGTCGAGTGCTCCGAAAGCGCTTGAATTTATCGTACCGTCTAAGGGTGAGAACTTGGCAACTAAGCCGTTATAATTCTCTGAAACAAATCGGTCGATATACTTCCGGTTCCGTTCGTTTACTGCGACGGGGTCTACTGATACGTCGCGCAAATAATTTGTGTTTGATAGTTTTTTAACCATATTAAAATCCTTCTAATCGTTTTTGTCCGTTCATCTCGTCTACCTTGTATTGTGGTAGTTTTCGTTTTGGTTTTACATACTCGAAATGTCGTTCCGCCTGTGATAAATCGTAAAACATTTCTTTGATTTCGTCTGGTAGTACTTCTTCTTCATCATCGCCTGGCATCGGATCAGCAACCCGAAGAAAGCAGCCTAAAATGTACTGCATAATCTCGTATGTGCTTTTGAAATGGTAGTCAGCGCGAATCTTATCGAGCCTTTGCCATTGTTCCAGATCGACGCGAACCGGAATCTTTTTAAAGTACACAAGTTTCTTTTTTCTGCTTCGCATGGTTTCGTTGTATTAATTATCTTCTACTAGCTCCGTTCAAGTCCAAGACATTAAACATTTCATTTATCCGATCCGCTATATACGCGCCGTAAATAGTCTGTATTTCCTTAATCGTTAAGTTCGTTGTAACATGGGTTATTGCCTCATGTCTCAACTCGTACCGACATTGGAAAATATACTGCATCACGTTTAGTTCAGTACCGAAATACTTTGCCGGGATTGGCTCGCGTCCTAGTTCATCAAAACAGATCATTCGCGGCGTACCGTTGTTGTAAGTATACAATTCTAGTGCATCTTTTCCACGCATCGAAAAACTGTTTGCAATGCCAGAAGTCGAATCGACTCTAAAACCACCGACCGGATAGCCGCCCCTTGCTTTGCCACGTGTGAAATAGCTATATCGGTTTAAAATCTGCATAATAGTGCTTTTTCCCGTACCGATGTCGCCTCGTAACAATAGCCCTTTATTCGCGTCTAGCTTCCCGGATCGCCCCTCTGTGTATAAAAACAATTGATTCATTAAGTTTTTATTCGAATCGTCAATCTTAAAGCCGGGGCAAACGTATTTGCAACACGCCTTAAACCATTCCGGGCGCTTTTCTACTTCTATCGGCTCGTCATAGTACGGTAGTCCGTATGATAGAATCGCCGCTATCGGTAGAGTCTGTTTGCTTCTTGTTTCCATATTCGCATTTATCGTTTTTTAGTTCGAATAACCCCGACCAATTATTAGCAATCGATTCATTTACGATTTGCTCCGCAATCACCGGATCATTCTTGCTCAATTTTACCAGTTTGTTATAACACGCTTTTAGTGACTTTTCCGATTTGTAATTTTGCCGCCTGTCTTTCTTGTATTCAAGCCAGAGCGAAAACGCTTCTAAAAACTCGTCAGATATAAAATCAAAATCTCCATGAGAGACTTTAGAGAGTATATTTCTGTTTGGTTTCTGTTTTAGTTTATTATAGTCTGTACTATCCCCTGTATCATTGGCTGTCTTATCTACTGTATCATTGGCTGTCTGATTGGCTCCCTTATTGGCTGTTTGATTGGCTGCAAAATTTACAGTAGTAGTTACAGTGGTTTTAAATTCCTTCACGAAAGAATAAGAGCTTATAATACGTTTGTTCTTACCAGATTTATAATAAATCAATCCTGCATTTATTAAAGACTCACGGGCTTTTATTAGTGTTTTCTCATTCACGTTAAGCGCAAAACAAAGTTCAATGTTCGAGCAATCGAAAACGTCCCTCCAATCTTCGCCGTTACAAATAGCCACTAATTCGTAAAAAAGGGCTTGTTCGGTGGCGGTAAATCTGAAACGTCGTCGCGCTTTTCGCATCTTTTCGGTTAGCGTATATCCGTCTATATTCATCACACTTATAAAGTCTATCGAGCGACATAATAACTACAAATCCTTATCCCGATCGCCCGCCCTACTTTCAGGACGGAACAATAGCAAATAAAATTATTCTCTCTTCCTCCGTTGCGACACGTTCGACAATCGTGTTTTACTTGCTTTTGTGCTGTTTTCTTCACCATTCTTATACCTCCTTTATTTTAATTCCATGAACGTAAAGCATGAGCTTACGTTTGATTATATAATCCTTTGTCCGAACACCTTTAGTATCTTCGACGATATACTCACCATCTCGATAATAAACGAAATCCGCGATGTAGTAAACTCCTCGTTCGATCAGCTTCTTTTTACATAGCATCTTCCGCACTCCCTGCACTTCATAGAAACGATATTGAGGCGAAATAAGCTCGTATTTTACTTGCTCTTGTAATCCGGTTATAATCCCCTTCTTTTCGAGTAGTTTCAAGTCCTTAGCGCGTCGATATTCCTTTTTAGAGTCGTATCCGTCTATTTTTACATTGTTATACTTTGCCATATATTTAAAACTATTTGTCGTCTAACCAGATATTCACTACGCTGATTAGACGTAGAACATTAAACTTAAATACGAGGGCTTTCACCTCACGCCGTCCTTTTCGGCGGCATTATTGGTTAATAATATTATTTGGTAAAGTATTTATTTTTTCGCTTCATACGGATAAACATCTACAATCGCCGTTTCTTTGAGAAGAATCGAAGAATAATCCGCCATCGTTCCTTTCATTCCTTCGTCGAGTTTCTTCATTGCGTCGTGAATGTCTGCGGCTTGTATAAGTACATTCGTATACGTTCGCTTCTCCTTGCCGCTTTTCTCGTCAAGTGTAGTAAAAGCGAGTCGCCCGGCAAACCATTTATCGGCGGAATCCTCTTCGCTTGTAAATATCTCGCTATAATGTGCGCGGGAAATGTCGGACACTGTAAACTCACCGGAGATAAACGGCGTTACTTCTTCAATTATTCGTGCTTCTGCTTCGGTAAAACTTAGCGCATCGACCAAATACGGTTCAGTTACCTTCTTTTGCATCCCGTTTTCCATTACTTTCTCGTAACGGATTTTACATAAAAACCAAGTGTGCATAATTTCGTGTTTATTAAAGTGTTTATAAAAATGTGATTAATCGTGTTGTGTTAGTGTTGTGACGGTACTTTATTCGTCAGTTTCCTTAATTCCTTCCGTATCTTATAAATCTGATTTTTAACCGGAACACTGTTTTTCGCTTCCGGCTTTAATGCCTCGATCTGCATCTTTAATTTTAAAACCTCTTTTGCCTTATCGACACAATCAAGCAAGTCCAGACCGGAACGGATAGATTCGTCTATCATCTCGCTAGCCAACCGGATTCGATCATAGAGTTTCTTTATATTATCCGCGTGGTTGGCGCGATTCATTTCAAGTATTCGACCTTCATTTGTATAGCCGTCATAAATGACATAATACAATTTGTCTACGTCCGGGCGACCTAAAAAGTGTCCGAGGAATTGCCAATAGTATTCGTCTTTTTCGTCGATGGTATTTCCGAATTGCAGTGATTCGATTTTTCCTTGCGACATCGGGCACTTGATTTCGCCCAGAGCGATAACTTTTCCATCAAATCCGTATACATAGAAATCGGGTGAATCTCCGAATCCTTCAAACGGTTCATTGAAAACAATGTCCTTAAAATCGGTTGTACACGACTTGATTTCGTTCATTAACTGGCTCCGTACCCATTCGACTGCTAGCGGTTCGTTTTCATGTCCCCAATCAAACGCCTTGTTACTTCCGTTTTCTCGCATCGTCCCGGTTCTACGCTCGTACCGTACTAAATACATCGCGTCTAACGCGGCTTTGCCAAAGGGACAACCTTTGCCCGCTTTCATCAGATCGGGAAGCGTAGAGGCGGTTATTTTGCCCCGTCTCTTTTCCTTCCATTCGATTTCTTTTTGTTCACTTGATTTCATGTGCTACTAATTCTTTGATTTGTTCTTTAGTTAGTTTATATTTCGTCTGGACTTGCGCGACCGTAAAACCGCCCGCCAGACCGTCGAGGATATTTTTCCAGATTGCCGATCCGGTTTCAACCGTAGGCAATGAGTTTTCTACTTTCGGAATGAATGGACGAATACGGAGCGAATCAACCTTTTCGCCGAAAGCGTCAACCATTACCGAACCGATTTGGATTTGCTTATTTACCCATTCTTCGAAATTCGGTGTTTTGAAAATCTTCGTCATAGTCTTGCAGTTCGTCCGGTTGAGAATCATCGGTTTTACATTCTCGAAGAAATAAGCGACGAAACATTCTTCTTTCTTTCCAGATGTACCGACTACCTGTTCTTTTTTCGTTTCCCGTATGGTGAGAATTATATCTTTCCCATCCGGTAGGCTGTAAGCGCCTAGATAGTCATAATTAAATTGAGTTTTCCAATGTGTCATTATCGTGTTGTGTTATTACTATTCGTTTCTTTATTATCTCCTGTAATCTTATCCAAAAAAAGATCAAGCGCTTTGATACATTTATCCGGCAATTCCTTTGATGCTTCGTTTTGACGCAAATAGTTTATCGTTTCTCCAATACCTATAATGCGATACATCTCTTTTGTTGTAGGGGTAAAAATCAATATTAAAAGAGAAATTGCAATAATAACATAGGATACTTTTTTCGCTTTATATATCCCTTTGTCGATACATTCTTTTTCACTATAAGATTCGACATTCGATTCGATAAATACATAAACCAACCATACAAGTGCAACTATAAGTATAATTACAAAAGTTACATTTACAGCATCTAGCCTTTCAATCCAATAAAGTTCATTCATTTTGTTTTGATTTTAAAAAGTCATTATTAAAATTATCCGATTCACCCTGATAAAGCGACTCATAACAGTGAGCGCAAACCGTTATTATCTTCGTGTCGCGTCTGCCACGTTCATACGTTTCGACTTCTAATTCAATCTCTTCTCCCGGTTCGATTTCCTCGCCGCAATCTTCACAAACTAGAGTATCAGCAGGACACGCGCCAAGAACCGTGCATATTCGACAATTACCGATACATTGAGGATTCGCCGCCATGTCGTTTCACATTTAGATAGTTACAAACTAGCACATAGACAAACGTGATGAATACGATCAATAGTGCGATAATCAATTTGCCCGGCTCCGGTTCGCCTTCTGCGAGGCTGCACGCTAAAAGCATTAAGAAAATAGCGGCGGGACTTTGTTTTAGTGTTAGCATAGTGTTTGATTTTATACGATCTTATTACTCTGTATGAATCTATCTATACTCGATAAATCGTACCAGATCATTTTTCCAAATTGAGAAAAGGAAACTAGTGCTTTTTCTCGTAACGTTCTCAAAAAATCATCCGAGCATCCTATATAGGATTTTGCTTCATCTTTACTAAGCCACTTCTTTACTATTGGCTCAACTTTTCCGGTTACTCTAGTTCGTCCCATTGCCGTATTATTCTTTGCGTTCAACATAAATGTTATCTCCGTCGATCCAAGTTTTAAAAACTTTTCCTTCATCGGTTTTTAAATCGGACGCGGTCGTTCTCACTGATTTTCTGCGGTTGCGTGGAAAGTAGGTTTGTCTCCCTACTTCCATCGCTTGCAGTGTCGGTTTAATTGGTGTTGTGTTCATTATCGTGTATCGTATTATGCAGGGCTTTCACCCTGCTGTTTAAACTTATATTGCTGCTTTCAACTTTTTTATATCTCTTATTAGTTTTTCTTGCCTTGCTACTTCATTATCTGCCATTTCGTCAAGCCCGATACTTGCATACCATTCTGCATTGTTAATAGCCTCTTCTAATGCTATTTCTTTTTGTTCAATTAACGCATTAATGGCGTTCTTATCACGGCTTTCGATTAATATCTCTAAGTCTGTCTTTCTGGTTAAAGTCGCTTTCATAATCGTATCTATTATGTAGCCCCGAAGGGCTACGGATTAATATTAAATCTTCTGGTATCCGAATGAGTTCATAAACTTCTCCGCGCCTTTGAACGTTTTGAAAGTCTTGCTACTAGAAAGCGTACACGCTAAGAATCTTTGTCCGACTGTTGTATTAATTAAACTTACACAACATACTGTTTCACTTCCCGCTTTTTTAAATTCTACGTCTCCGATCATTCCTGCTTTCATAATTCTATACTTTTATTTGTTATTTCTTGATTGATTGATTAACTTTGATGCGACAAAGATAGAAGTTATTTCGCAAAACGCAAAACAATTCGCGAAATAATTTCGCAAAACGCAAAATTATGACTAAAAAAGAAAGATTAGAGGCGATAATCGACTACTACAGCGATGGAAAGCCCTCCGTATTTGCGAAGTATATAGGTGTAGCTCCGTCAACTATTAGTTCATGGCTATCAAGAGATACGTTAGACTACGATCTAATTTTCGCAAAATGCGAAAATATTTCTTCCGATTGGTTACTTACCGGAAAAGGAGAGATGATAAAAAGCAATCCTAACATTCAGATACTAAATGAACCAAAGACAAAGGAAAAGAAACTAACTGAACAAGAAGTTTTATTATACGATGTTAGTGCAGCCGCAAATTTAAAAACACTGTTTGATAACAAACGACAAAATATACTAGGTAAAATTAGCATCCCAGATATGCCGCGTTGTGATGGTGCTGTATATGTGACAGGTGATAGTATGTATCCTCTTCTTAAATCTGGTGATATTATCGTATACAAAGAACTGCACGACTTTCAAGAAGTCATTTACGGAGAAATGTATTTAGTTTCCTTCGACCTCGACGGAGACGATTTTTTGACCGTTAAATATGTGAATCACTCGGATAAAGGAGATGATTTTGTCAAGCTAGTAAGTCATAACGCATACCACGATCCGAAAGATATTGCACTTAGTAGAGTCCGCGCGATGGCGCTCGTTAAGTTAAGCATTAGAAAAAATACAATGATGTAAACCGTAAATAAACAAAACAACATGAAGAAGCTACTATTATTAGCGATATTTTCACTGCTTATTTTGCCTGCAAATTCGCAAAGTAAGTACGAAAAACAATCTAATGAGATCATCGAATTATTCGACTCTATAAAATCGAATTTCACAGAAACGGAAGAAGGAATAAAAATAATCAAAGTTGTAGAACTCCCCAATATAGAAAAAGATAAGATATACATTGCAGCGCTAGAAGCTCTATCTAATATATATAAAGACTCTAAGGAAGTCATACAAAATAAAGACAAGGAGTTAGGAACAATTTTTGGGAAGGGAATCTTTTTCGAAAGTAGCATGTCAACATGGGGTGTATTAACAGAATCTAAATGCAAGCACGCAATCAAAATAGAAGTAAAAGATTATAAATGCCGCATTTCGATACAAACAGACGAAATAGAAAACACTGTAAAAAATGGAGTATCAGGACAAACGATAAGCAAAAATAAATATAAACTAAAATCATTTTTTCCTTTTTGGAAAGAATGTCCGATGAAACATCGAAAGGCTAGTTTCTCAAATATATGGTTCTGTTATGCCCACACTGTAGGGGCGGCAGAAACTTTCGAAAAAGAGATAATGACAATTGCCAATAATAGCGATAAAGATAATTGGTAATGCCAATCTCTAAAATAGTTATCAACCACTAAAACAAATCATCATGGGAACATTTTTCGGCTTCATCGCGGCATTATTCGCCGTACTTCAAATCGTCCTATTCTTCAAAATCTGGGGAATGACGAACGACATTAGAGAAATCAAAGAAAAGTATCTATCCTCGACCGATCCAAAGAAAAGCGTATCGCTCTCCAATAATCAACCGACCGAATTTAGTATAGGCGAATTGGTCGTAGAGATAAAGACGAATAAGCAAATGCGGATCAAAGAGATTACACAGGACGGAAAGTATAGTTGTTATACAGGCGGAGGCGCTTCACATGAGGGCGACTTTACGGCGGCGGAGATTAAGCGCTTTAATTCGTAATTCAATAATCAAAGAAGTAAATCACTAAAAAAAAACATTATGAATAAACTATTAACGTTATCACTTACAATAATCTTTGCCTCATTATTCTTTCAATCATGTAGTAACGAAGAGCAGGATTTGCCCGAAGGCGAAAGCCCTAACGTACCAGATAAAGATAGTAGTATAGACTTTGACGGAAAGACATATTGCACATGGATTAAGGACGCATCGTATTATATCGGTATATATAATACAGAAACAAAAGACAAGATCGCCGAGATTCCAACTGTAATAGAAGGAGGACTTAATCAAACGGCGAATATGCATTACGGAGAATCTAAAGGCTATACGATTAATGGATGTTATATTTTAGATATAAAAAAGAATGAGAAAGATATATATATATTACTAGAATACTCCGAAGATAAATACGAATTAGGAATTACAGAACTATTAATGTTGCGCGATAATAAAATCACGAAACGAATAAAATATACTAATGGGATAGGTAGACCGAATAAGTTAATATATTGGTATGATAAAGAGATAGTAGCAACGGCAAATGGAGATTTATCGAAATATGCTAGTGATGATTTCTACATTTATAGTAGTGGATTGGATTTAGTATATAATTCATCGGAAATGTCAAATTATTATTTTTTCCTCAATACGCATCCTGTCGATACTTATCGGTTTATTTGGATACTCGATGATTATATCCGTTTAAAGGATATTAAAAAAGGATTTGACGAGTTATGGTCGTACAAATACACAGACGAAAATGTTGTTATTAAACAAAAGGAGATTAATGTTAACGGGGAAACCGTTGAGATTAGCATGGAATTTGTCTATAAGGATGGTTCCAAAGAAATAAAGTCGTTTAAATTAAATCTCGAAGATGGTTCTCTAATCGAATAAACCCGAACAACATGAAAAACTGGATTAAGTCATATTGGAGCAACTGTTTGTCGATCGCTGCGATTATATGCAGCGTTGTCGCTATTTGCGTTTCGTTACCATCCGCACCGGAGTTAGGTATAGACTATATCGGGGTGATAGTAGGGATTTTATCATTTCTTGTAACATTGCTAATAGGGTGGCAGATATACAATGCAGTAACAATAGAGAAAAGAATAAAAGGTGAAGTTGAACGAACTAGAAATGAAATTGATAGCTATTTCAATAAGCAAAAAGTAGAAAATCTATATATGCTAACAATAGTCAATGGAATTTCGCAGAGTAGAATGGACGTTATGGAGAAAAAATATGATAGTGCGCTGTTTTGCTGTATATATACAATAGATGCAGCATTAAAAGCTAACACGCCGGATATTGCACAAACATGTCTTAATATGGTTATTGATTCAATCATTCCCGGCTTTAAAAGGCAAATGACAAAGGAAACAGCTAAAGAGAACAAAGCTAATTATATTCAAATTCTAAAAAAAATGAATGATGACAGAGTTATTGATCTGATTGTATATCTACGCTCTCTTTAGCTCTTAGAATTATGTGATTCATCATATTTGTATATATTTTAATGCCATCATTGCACATTTCCTCTAAATCCTTTTTCTTTAGTTGGTATTTTTGTTCTTCTTCATCCTCTTGCTTGCATTGATAAGTAAAGAGAGCCATAATAAACAAAATAGTAGAGATGGTACAAATAGTTATCATACCAAGAAAACAAAAATCAACTGCTGTCATAATAGTACTTTTTCTATTAGCCGGATAAACTAGAAACAGATAGCTTAAATTCAAACAAATAATATTTGCTATTTCTGATTGATTGATTAACTTTGTATTGAAAACGTTCTTTGATAAAGATGAAATATAAGAGGTGATATTTATAAGAAAGGACATGAGTATCGTTTTTTA